GTATCGCGACCCATGCGACGTACTGGAGGCGAAACAACAGCGCGAGCAACGCGAATCCAGCCGTGTTGGCGAGGCGTTGGGCAAACGCTGGAGTAGCGCAAGGCAAGCCGCAGAAGATTTGTTTGTAATCCCTCCGCGCCCAGATCGGATGGCGTAATCCCCCGCCCGGTGTGCAATGCACCTCGACCCGCGCGGTTCGCGGGAAGAATTCAAGGATCCGCCATGACGCACGAGTTCAAGATCAAGGTCGGCGTCGATTCCGATGGCTTGCTGGCTGCGGTCAAGACTTGGCTGACCCAGAAGGTGGAAAGCGGCGAAGCGGTGTACAGCGAAGCTTTTTACGACGAAGCCATGTCCTACACCGAAAGCATCATGGGCGATTTCATCAAGACGGAAACGTACACCGTGACGGCGGAATGATGGACGAAATCGCTGACATCTTCGCGGCAGGCTTCCTTCTGGGTGGCACATGGCATTTATTCTGCGCACAAGCACTCACGGACTACGCGGACTGGCTTCTGGATACGTTCGCTGCTTCTGGTGCGCCCGACTAATCCCATCGGGCAGCGTCTGCTGTAGGCCGGAAGAGTGCCTTTAAACCGCCTTTGAGGCGCAGAACGGAAAGAATATTGCCCTCGCAAGAGGTTCTTCTGCTTGGGGTTGTGGTAACGGTAGCCGGCCGGTCTCCAAATCCGTGCAGTCTCAGTTCGAATCTGAGGCCCCATGCAGAGGGTGAAACCCGAAGTCAACCTAGCCGCCGCTGGTTAGAAACTGGGACAGCCGAAAGGCGCAGACAGCGGCCATCCTCCCTGCCTGGACTTGTGATGCATTACAAAGATGCGGCCTACCTGCTGGGCGCAAATGCGTTTCTGGGCGGCGCACCATTGACCGGCAATCCGTTCGATAAACGCCTGTTCTCATGGAAGGAATGGCGGCTTGGCTGGCTGGCAGCACAGGGCTACTCCAAGAGATATGCCGCCTGACTGGCGTAACCAGTCGCTTCACGCGGGCCTATTCGCGCAGTCTGGCGTCGCTTCCGGCTGCGCAATCAACAGCGACAACTTCCAATTGCAGCCATGCGAAAGGCGGTTGAATAGGCCCACGTGAAGGCGAAACAGAGTCGATCGCGAGCCGCGATAGCGGGCCACTGCGCCATTCGGATCGAGAGTTAGACCTTCAGCCATTTCGCAGGCTGCAATATCGTAAGACCCAAGCCTGTCTACCGCCGCAAGGCGATTCACAGGAGCATCAAATGAAGCCAGTCATGACGTGCAAGTTGCAGCTGCACAACATCGAAACCAGCCGTTCGCCGGAATACAAGGTGACGGAAGATCGACAGGTTATTCTCGACCAGACCAAGGAAATCCGCTCGCATCGCGTGAGCTTTGGCGCAGTCTGGGAAGGTACGACCGAGAGGCAGGCCCAGAGCGAGAACGCCATCTTTGGCGAACAGACGCCCTGCGCCGAGTTCAAGGCGACGATCAAGAATGAAGCGGTGGCCGCGCTGCTTGTGCCCGGCAAGAAGTATTACGTCACATTCACGGAAGCGCCGGACTGACGAACCGTACCTCTCCTCGCGCTGGACTCACCAGCGTTTGCCGCTTAGGCGGCGTTTTTATCCAGCGGTGGTCTCATGGCGGCGCGCAAACCAAAGGTTGAGGTTGTCGCGGAGCGCACTGAGATTTGCAAGAACTGCCGCCATGCTGAATTCGGCGATGTGATTCATTGTCACCGCTACCCGCCAAAACCGGCAACAGATGCAGCCGGCGCGCACGTCGATAGCCATTTCCCCGTCGTATTTGCGACGTGGTATTGCGGAGAGTTTGCCGCTCACCTGAGTTCCTGACCAATCACATGATCGATCCGAAGCTCAGAGACTATGCCACGCTGCGGCAAATCGAGATACTCGATGCCATCGAGCAACATGGCACGCAGCGGGCAGCAGCGGAGGCGCTAGGCGTCTCGCATGGCACGGTGGGGGATTCGGTACAGGCGCTGAAGGCCAAAGCCGCCAAGATGGGGTATGCGCCTGAGTTCGATATGACCCGGGCATGCCCTCCAGGCTTTCGCTCGCGCGGCGTGTCGACCCTGGTCAAGGGAGACGGCTCCATCGCCATGCAGTGGGTGAAGACGGAGGCCGACAAGTCGCAAGACGAGGCGATCCTGCGGGAATTCGCCGCGACGCTGGCTGAAGGCGTCAAGGGGTTGGCTCCGCTTACGCCGCCGCCCACACACACCCTGTCCGATCTGCTTTGCGTGTACCCACAAGGAGATCCGCACGTCGGGCTCCATAGCTGGTGGGCCGAAGCCGGCGAAGATTTCGACCTCAAGATTGCCGAGCGCCTCATGTGTGCCGCAATCGATCGTCTAGTAGCAATCGCGCCGGCATCGGAAACTGCCCTGCTCCTGAACCTCGGCGATATGTTCCATGCCGACAATCAGAAGAACGAAAGCCAGTCGGGCCACAAACTCGATGTAGACGGACGTTGGGCCAAGGTCCAGCAGGTCGGGCTTAGAGCGATGCTCTATTGCATACGCCGCCTGCTCGAGAAGCACCGGCGCGTGATTCTCCGCATCAACCGCGGTAATCATGATGGACATTCCGCCTACGCGCTGGCCCTGATGATTTCGTGCTTCTTCCACGATGAACCGCGCGTAGAGGTTGACCTGTCTCCCTCTTTCACCTGGTACATGCAGTTCGGGCAGGTATTCATCGGCTCAACCCATGGTGACACGATTAAAGGCCCAGACATGCCGTCCATCATGGCGGCAGACTGCCCGGAGCAATGGGGCACGACAAAGCACCGCTATTGGTATGTGGGCCACGTCCACCACCAGGACATCAAGGAATACCGCGGCGCGACGGTGGAGTACTTCCGCACGCTGGCTGCTCGAGACGCGTGGCACGCCGGTCAAGGTTATCGCGCTGGACGCGATATGCGCCTGATTGTGCATCACCGGACGCACGGCGAGATCGAGCGACATCGTTGCGACATCGGCATGTTCGAGGCCGCTTAAGCTATACCTCATGATGGGATGGTGGGGGATAGAGCGCGGTGAGTGAAAAGTGTCGGCTCGCCGCTCTGTCGAAAGTGGAAATTACTCAAGTGGCAAAGAAAACGCCGGTATTTGAGCGGACGCGTCCATTTCCGCCCGACCTGCTCTTTGACGAGAGCAACTGGACCAAGCACTTCGTGCCAGCCGATGGCCTCGCCGAGTGGATAGCCAAGACCCTGATGGATGAATCCTCGCCTCTCTATAACGAGGATCACAAACATCTTCACTTCGCCGACATCGAATACCTATGGGCTGCGGTGCCAAACAACCGGCAGATGCGCCGCGTGGTCGGCCAATGCGAGGAAGTCACCTTTCGCGCTGGCGCATGGCAGAAAGGTCGGCAGGAACAGCAGATGAAGGAATGGTTCGGGCGAGTCCCGGCTTACCTCATTACGCTGGATGCTCATTACGCGCGGGAATGCTCGGACGCGGAGTTCTGCTCGCTGGTTGAGCATGAGCTTTATCACATCGCCCATAAGCTGGACGAGTTCGACCAACCCGCTTTCACCAAGGATGGGCTGCCCAAGATCGGCATTCAGTCTCACGACGTCGAAGAGTTCGTTGGCATCGTTCGCAGGTACGGAGTCGGCGCCGCAGCAGGGAAAACAGCCGCTCTCGTTGAGGCTGCGAAGCGCGCGCCCGAGATAGGGAATGTGGACATTGCCCGGATGTGCGGGACTTGCATATTAAGGGCCGCATAGTTGATGGCACGTTGAAAGAATTGAAAATATGGCCGCTCTGCCAGAACACATCAAACTGCACATCGTTCAGGCATTAGCGTGCTTTGATACGCCATCGCAGGCCGCGAAGAACGTCAACGAGGAATTCAAGGTCATTGTCTCGCCTCAGCAATGTGAGCGATACGACCCGACGAAGCGTGCTGGCTCGGTACTGAGCGAGAAATACCGGCTGATCTTCCTCGAGACACGCAAGACCTTCCTTGAAGACACAAGCTCGATCGGCGTATCACACCGCTCGGTGCGCTTGCGAACCTTGCAACGCATGATCGAGCGCGCCGAACGTCAAGGCAATCTCGCCCTCACCGCCCAGTTGCTCGAGCAAGTCGCCAAGGAAACGGGCGACTCCTACACGAACCGTCAGAAAGTTAGCGTCAATGCCGTCGTAGAGCGCCGGGAGCCCCGAGAACTGACAGACGAAGAACTGGCCGCCGAGCTTGCCAAATATGGGATCGAACCATGAAAAGCTCGCCCTCCTGAAGGAGAAGAGGTTTAGGGAATGCCGCACCAATTTCCTGACATACCGCCAGACCATCAATCCCAAAGCCAAATGGGGATGGTGGCAGAGGGAAATCGCGACTGAACTGCAGACGTTCTACGAAGACCTGATTGCGGGAAGGCGCCCTAAGCTGGTTATCCAGGCGCCTCCGCAGCATGGCAAGTCGGTGCAGATCATCGACTTCATCTCATGGGTGGCTGGCAAGCATCCCGAGTTCCGGACGATTTATACCTCGTTCTCGGAACGGCTGGGCGTTCGTGCCAACCTGAGACTGCAGCGACTTTACGATTCGCAGGTCTATCAGGAAATCTTTCCTGACACACGAATCAACAAGTCTGGCCCGATGGGCCCGAGTGGACAGTATCTGCGCAACCGCGAGATTCTGGAGTATGTCGGCACTGAAGGCTATTTCCGCAACACGACCGTTCGCGGCTCGATTACTGGTGAATCGCTTGACCTTGGTGTGATCGATGACCCGATCCGTGGTCGACAGGATGCAAACAGTGAGGCTATCCGCGATTCAGCGTGGGATTGGTTCACCGACGACTTCTTTACGCGATTCAGCGAGGAAGCCGGGCTTCTGGCAATTCTCACGCGCTGGCACATAGACGACCCAATCGGTCGCCTTATCGAGCGCTACCCCGAAGTCAAGGTGTTGAGTTACCCGGCAATTGCCGAAGTAGACGAGCCCAACCGCAAGGCCGGTGAAGCCCTCTTTCCTGAGCACAAGTCCATCGACTTCCTGCGTGAGCGGGAAAAGATCATGGACAGCGCAAACTGGCTGGCTCTTTACCAGCAGAGGCCCACGGCGGCTGAAGGAGAGTTGTTCAAGCCGGAACAGATCAAGATCATCGATGCCCTTCCCTTTGGACATATTCAATGGGTGCGTGGCTGGGACTTGGCCAGCACAACAACGGGCGACTGGACTGCTGGCGCAAAGATTGGCCGGCTTCCGGATGGCCGATTTGTCATAGCCGACATGGTTCGTCTCCGCGTCGGGCCCGATGAACGCGACGCTGCATTGGTCAATACCGCTGCGCTGGATACGGTCGCAACCAAGATCAGCATTCCGCAAGATCCTGGGCAGGCAGGCAAGACGCAGGTGCTTTACCTGACTCGATCCCTGGTCGGCTACTCGGTCATGACCTCGCCCGAATCCGGTGACAAGGTGACACGCGCTGAGCCAGTTGCCGCGCAGATCAATGTGGGGAATGTGCTGATGCTGCGCGGCGCGTGGAACGGCAAGTTCATCGACGAATTGCGCATGTTCCCCAACGGCATTCACGACGACCAGGTTGATGCACTCTCCCGCGCGTTCTCGCATTTGATCGGGGCGGGACTTTCGCAATGGGCGCAGCTAGGCGCTAGTTAATTCTCCCAACGGCATTCGAGCCACAAGAAAGGATTCACTCAGAATGTCGCGAAAGAGCAAACAGCCTAATCGGCAAGCTGCGGCGCCGGTGCGGACTAATGACTCGTTCGCCAACTTCCAGGCTCGACTCGGCTGGGGCACCGACAATCAATCGTCTGCCTCGCAGTACACGCTGACGTATCAAAGCCGCAACCGGATCAACCTGGAAGCGGCTTATCGCGGTAGCTGGATTGTTCGTGCTGCTGTCGACGCGATGCCGGAAGACATGACCCGCGCCGGCGTTGAGTTCTCCGGTCTTGAGCCTGACGATATTTCCATCATCGATCAGGACATGATGGAGATGGCGATATGGGATGCGCTCTGCGATAACGGCAAGTGGGCAAACCTGTACGGCGGCTCACTGGCTGTGATGCTGATTGAGGGGCAAGACCTCTCGACGCCGCTGCGCCCTGAGACTGTCGGAAAAGGCCAGTTCAAGGGTCTGCTGATTCTCGATCGCTGGATGGTTTCTCCCCCGGTTGGCGAGGTAGTGACCGAATACGGTCCTGACATGGGCAAGCCGGTCTTCTACAACGTCATTGCCGACTACGCAGCCATCCCGAAAGCGAAGATCCACTATTCGCGTGTGATCCGTCTGGACGGCATGGATCTGCCGTTCTATCAGCGCGTCAGTGAGAACGGCTGGGGCCTGTCGGTTCTCGAGCCGCTATGGGATCGCCTGATTGCATTCGATAGCGCGTCTGTCGGCGCCGGTCAACTGATCTACAAGGCGCATCTGCGCACGATGACGGTCGAGGGCTTGCGCGACATCATCGCGGCTGGCGGTCCCGCTCTTGCTGGCCTGAAGGCACAGATCGAATTCATTCGTCTCGCCCAGACCAACGAAGGCATCACGGTAGTCGATGGTAAGGACAAGTTCGAAGCGCACCAGTACGCTTTCGCCGGCTTGTCAGACATGCTTCTGCAGTTCGGTCAGCAGCTTTGCGGCGCGCTTGGCATGCCTTTCACTCGACTGTTTGGGCAATCGCCTACCGGCCTTGGTGCGACGGGCGAAGGGGAAATGAAGCAGTGGCATGAAAAGGTCAAGCAGAGCCAGGAGCGTCGTTTCCGGCGTGGTCTGCATCGCCTCTTCGCCGTGATGTCGATGTCGTCGCTCGGAAAGCCTTTACCGGATGACTTCGGGTTCGAATTCCGCAGCCTTCAGGAAATGAGTGAAGCAGAGAAATCGACGATCGCGGTACAAAAAGTTGATGCGGTGACTAAGGCCGTAGACGCCAATATCCAGAAGCCGTCTGCGGCCATGAAGGATCTGAAGGCGTCGTCTCAGGTCACGGGCCTGTTCT